CTGTTACGCCTGTGCCTAGTTTTTCATTGGCACCTCCATTTGATGCTCCTGTTTTTAAATTTCCTTCAGTTGCTTTTTTTCCTACTTCTTTTATAGAAATCAAAGCATCTTTAATCAATGCAACTTCTCTTAAATATTTTTGAGCGTCTGGCTTATTTCCTTCGCCTGTTGCTTCATAAATAAACTGTTCATCATTAAATTTAAAAGTGATGTCTTTTAAAAATTGATTAATACTCTTCTCAGCAAGTTTGGCTTGTGTTTCTCCTTGTGATGCAAAAGCAACATTTTTATCCAATGCTGTTTTCATAGATCCCATTTCGCCCTTAGTTGCTAAACTTTCAAAAAATCTAAATCCTAATCCTTGTTCGTTTAATACTTTAGATGTGCTATTTGCTTCCATCATTTTTCTATTAAACTCATCCATTATAGGAAGTAATCCTCTTAATGAATCTTTTAATGTATCTGCAAATGTTTCTCCTATGTTAGACTTTAAAGATTCTATTGTATCATCTAAGTTTGAGCGTAAACCATTTAATGTGTTTGAAGCATTCTCTAAACCATTTGCAAACATTCCCCCTTCTTTTCTTGCATCTGCTAAAGCTTTAGTTAAATCTTTATAAGACACGTCCATTGTTTTAACCTGTTCGATAGGTTTCTTCATGGATTCGGAAAGTATTTTGTAAATTGGGATATTCGCGTATGCAAATTGTTTTATATCTAATGCTGAAGCTTTACCTAGCGTTTTTATTTGGGCTAAGTTAACCGCCATTCTGCTTAACTCATCACTTCCTCCTCCAGTTGCAGCAATAGCGTTACCTAAATCCATTACAGCTTTTTCAGCGTTCCCTGCACTTTCACCTGATCCAATTAATAAAGAGTTTGCTTGAATTAAACTAGCAACATCAAAAGGTGTTTTTGCTGCATCTTTTCTTAAATTAATTAAATCTAATTCAGCAGCTTTTCTACTTCCTAATAAAGTTGTTAATCTCGCCTCGTAACTTTCTGTTCTACCATAAGCATCTATGGATTCTTTACCAAAATTATAAATAGCCCCAGCTGTTTTTTGGATAGCACTTGTAAGTAAATTAGCTCCAACAATAGAACCCATTAAACCACCACTGCCAGAACCTTTAGAAATATTATTGATTGACTGCTCTGTTTTATTTGCATCACTATCAATCTGCCTTAAGACTTTACTCAAAAGGTTTTCCCCGGTTATTTGATAATTTACTTTTTGCGTACTCATTAGTTAATAGTTATTTTTCGCATTTCCATATAAGAGAAAACAAACTCCATTTCAGTAACTCTCTGCGCCCATTTATCATCATCCCACTCCTCTGGGTTTTCCTTATAATAAAAACGCAACAGGGCGTTGTTCTTACGAATCTCCTCTGCTGCGTTTGTAGCTAACCCTAAATTAAGTTTGTTATCTTCTAATTTTTTTTTAACTCACCTGCTACCACATAAAGAACCGGGATAATAGTTGCAGCACAATTTTTTAACGAATCAAAATCTTTTATAATCTCTTCACTTGAAACGCCTGCTATTCTTAAATTCTTTAAAAGAAATTCAGCAGTTGTTAATTCGTCTTTTTGATTTAAAAATTTATTGCCTTGTACAAAAATTTCACGTTCTACTTTCTTTAAATAAACTGCTACTAGTTCTCCATCTCCGTTTCTAAAAATTGCAGTTGTACATTTCGGATATTTAGCAACTAAGTCTTTAAGTTCTTGTTCGCTCAATTCTCCTTTAATTACTTCTTTCTGGTTATCCATAATTATTGGTTTAATTTATTTTACTGCCATTTAATATTCCCGATAAACAAAGGAATTTCAACAGGTATGGAAGTATCACCTGTTTTTGTATCTATTGCATTTGTTTTAAATTTGCAATTCTCTAAACGATGAACTACTGCATTTAATGAAGCATCTGTGTATGTTACAGTAATGTTGAATAAAGGCAAATCCTGTATTCTACCATTTGGAGAAACTGACAAAATATTTTGTACTTCCTCCATTAATAAAGTAATTGATCCGCTAGGCTTAATTTGACCTACACCATAACTAACCATTTTACGACCAGCACCATAAACAGGCTCGATTCCATCCTCTTCCATGTATTTAAGAGCTGTAATACCTGCTATAATGTTACCGCCAATGATAACTGTTATATCTGCGTTCTCGTATGATTTACCGTTAATTAACGGTGGTAATGAAAATGCCATGTTTTTATGCTATTGAGGCTACAAAGCCGATGTTTACTGTTATATTTCTTGCAACTCCTGTTTGTACATCTTGAATGGTAACAATTAAATTACCAGTTTGCTGTACGTTTTGAGTTGGGTTAATTGTTGTTTTGTATGCTGAAATCTCACCGGCATTAAGCATTTGAGACATTGCTGAATCACTTAATCCTTCGATATAATCAATTGTTGCAGTTGACAAAGTGCCATCTGAATTATAAGTAATTGGACCACCTAAGAATGGTAAAATAGCAGTTCTTACAAGTCTTGCTTGCTTGTCGATAGTTCTATTATCTTCAATGTATGCGTAATCTGAACTAACTGTATTAGCAGTATTTCCGGCATTAAAGAAAGCACCATTTAAACCTGTTTCATTCATTAAAAAGATGTAACGGTACAAATCAATCTGAGTTAATAAAGCATTTAATCCGCTTCCTGATGCGCTTTGTAAAGCACCGTTAGCAAAAGCTAAAACAGTATATTCAAGTGTATCAATAGCATTATATTTACCTCTCCATTGAATAGAATCAGATACTTTAGATAAAGCAACAGCTCCTAAAGTAGTACCAACCATACCGATTGATTTTCCTAATGCTTTGTAAAGATTTTTACCAACATTTGCACCATCTTGACCGATACAAACCGATACGTTTTTACTTGATAATGTTGCTAAGTTTGATAAAGTTGTTAAGTCAGATGTTCCGCTAAAATCACCTTGATAAATAATTGATAATGGTGTGTTTAATGATTCTAATTCAGTCGCTCTTGCTTGTAATGCAGTTACATGACTAGTTGCAAATGCTGTTGTGTTAGCATATACACCCATCTGTCTAATAGCTCCATTTGCGTAAGATTGAATCGTTTTTACTTCCGTAAAATTTGCATAAGTAGAAGGTGAAGCACTAATGTTATAACATCCTACCCAAATTTGTCCTTGTGGTTTTCCGTTTAAAATACCTTGCATTCTGAATGCTTCACGTACATGATAGTATAAAACATCATATTGTGAACCAACACCTGCAACTACATTTTGAGTTAATGTACCTGCTACTGTTGGACTTGAACTATAAGTTACTGTATAAGGCGTACCAGTATTTAATGATGCGCCATAACCTGCTCCCGGTGTAAATGTTACTGTAGCTGTTGAACTAGTTGCAGTAAATCCGTTTAAATAAGTGTTTGCATTAATCGCATTTTTTAAAGCAGTTGCAGTAGTAGTTGTAGTTGGAGTTGCCGGAACTGTAGCAGTTGCTAAAACAGTTGTAACTCCTGTAAATGGATCTGTAAATGATAATGAAACAGTTTCACCTGCTACACCTGCATTGGTACATTGCCATGTTCCTGTGCTTTTTGTTTCATCTGAACTATTCCCACTTACACCTAATGCAACTAAATCTGTAATAGAATTACAAATGTGAATTGCTTGTGATTGAAAACCTGTCGGTAATGTGTAACCCGCAGGAAAGTAGTGCAAGTAGCCAGAGAAATAATCCTCACCTGCTGCTTGCCTACCTATCCCACCAGATAGACGATTTACTGTAACTGCTCCTAAAGCCATGTTTTAATTATTTTTTAGATTTAGCTTCTGCTTTTTATGCAATAGCTTTTTGTTTTTCTACTGAATATGCAATTTTTTGTTTTTCTACTGAAAATTCAAATACAGAACCGCCACGAGTTGAAGCGAAATCTCTGATTGACTCCATACCTTCTTCTGTAGGATCAATCCAAGCAGCCTCAAACGGCATAACCACCACAACTTTATCTTTTGCAGTTGGTAGATATTTTGATGCTTCAATTGCTGCGCGTTCTTTTGTGTATTCTAATTTTGATTTGTTTTCTGATGACATTTTTCCTGTTTTTATTGGTTTATAATAAGCCCCCAATTTTACTCAGGGGCTAATAAATTATTGTTGAATTAATGCAGCGATACCGATATAAGTAGAACGTAAAGGAGATGCTCCGTGTTGAACTTCTGCTGAGAAAATAGAACCGAAGTATTCAGCTCTGTTTTCGTTTGCATAAACATTGATTTGACCTAATGCTTTTGAAACGAAATCAGGATGATAAGCTAAAACAGCCAAGTTATCACCTGTTGCAGGAGTTGTAGGTGTACCATCATCGTTAATTGCTTTAATTACCGCAGATGAATCGTAAACAACTACTGAAGGGCGTACATAAACATCAAATCCGAAGATTTTACCAACTACACCTGTCTGTAAAGTGTCTTTGTTATAAGCGTAAAACGCTTGGATGTTATTGATTTGTAACAACTGATTGTTATAGATGTCAGAAGGAATAATTAAAATACGACCATCTTGAGGAACATTATCTTTGTCTAAGATAGAACGTAAGTTTGCAATATCTTGTAATGTAATAGCATTACGGCTGCCTGTTGCAGATGGAGCTAATGCAGTTGTAACAGCAGTACCAGAAGTTCTAGCAATACGAGAAGCACCAGATGGAGCCCAAGCATATAACGTATTGTTTGCTACACCGTACCCGATTGTTTTGTAGTAGTTCATCATTACTGATGCACGCTTGTTATAACTAATTTGTAACTCTTCTAAGTTTGTAATTAAACGTGGCTCAGCTTTGTAGTTATTGATATTGTATGTAAAATCAGAATCCGTTCTTTGGTTAATTGATAACGGCAAAGAAGTGTTGTTTTTATACAAAGTTGGGTTAGAGCCAGCTTGTGGTAAATGCACAGTTAAATTTTGCAAGAACATAGAGTGATCTGTTGCACGCTCCATGAATGGATTTTGAGGGAAAAGATTCTCTTGAATGTCTTGTACCCATATTTCCTGTTGTAATGCCATGATTTGTTATTTTTGAGTTGTTTGTTATTGTTTATTTATTAGTCTACTTGAATTTTAGCGCCGCATGGATAAAAATTTGTACCATTGTAAATAAATGCTTGCGACCATGTTTTGCCTGCTACACCAGTTACAACAGGGGCTACAATTGCACCTACAAAAGTTGTTGTTTCAGTAGAAGTTGTTTTAACAGTTAAAAGCATTTCAGCTCCCGGTTTTAATCTACTTCCTGCTGTTACACTTACAGTGATGTTTGCAGTTAAAGTTGGAACTGAAGCAACATAATTTGAACGGTTAGTAACGGTAATTGCAGTAGTTCCAGATGTCGCAATTGTTAAAGCAGTTGCGTCACCAAAAGGATATAATGCTTGTGCTTTTGTTTCTGTTGTTAATCCTAAAAGGATAATTGAAAAAATAAATACTATAGCTTTCATTGTTTTTGTTTTTATTGTTTGTTATTTGTTTATGAATTTTGGATTACCAATACCTAGCTTGTAATAGTTTTCGTACATTTGATTGTAAACTTCAGGAGTAGTTTTTTGAATTTCTGCCAATCCTTTTTCATCTTTCTTTTGCCAGTCAACTATAGTCCAGCTTGAACGATCTTCTCCTGTACTTTCCTTACCTGCATTAGCTGGCAAAACGCTAGTCGCTTTACTTGCTTTTGTAGCAGATTCAATTACTAAATCAAGCATACTCATGTTAGTTTTACCTAACTCGATTAACTCATCTTTTTTATCTGCTTTTGCTAATCCTTTATTAATAGCGTTCTCAACTTTAGCAGTTACATCAGCTACTTTTTTAGCTTCTTCTTCTTCTTTTGCTTTTTTTGCAGCTTCTTCAAGTTCTGCTAAACGAGCTTCAAGTTTTGCTTTTTCTGATTTTTCAGTTTCTAAATCTTTTTTCAAAGACTCGATGCTTTCAACGATTACATCTTCAGATGCTTCGTTTTTTAAGCCTAATAAGGCTGTTACTTTATCCATTTTTTTTGGTGTTAATAATTGATTGTATATAATCGCTAAGTTTTCAATACTCTTTTTCTTAGGTAGCTTAACTTTTTTGCCTGTTTCAATGATTCCATCATTATCAATAAAACCATACTCAGCAGCCGTTTTAGCATCCATAAAAGTTTCAGCATTCATTAAATTTTCTGCTGTATCGCCATTTAACCGAGTTCTATCTTTATAAATAGTTTGTATTGATTGATTGATAGCTGCAAGAACTTTATCCTCTGTTGTTCCTCCTGCATTGTGTATCATTGTGATTGAGTAGTTATCTGCTGTACGTCTTACGCCATTACATAAAATAACACTTGCCATACTTGCAGCCATTCCAGAATTATGTGTATTTACTTTACAATTTCCTGATGCGTTGATTTCATTCATAGCGTCAAGAATTGTGTAACCTTCTAAAACAGAACCACCCTCAGAATTGATACGCATATTAATTTCATTGCACATTTCAGATAAATATCTCATCTCAGCAGCAAAGGCAGCCCCGTTAACAGCGTCACCAATACGACCATATAGACGCATAGTTGCACTTGTTTTGTCAGTAGAAATATTTTCAATGTATCTCAATTCCATATTACAAATTTATATAGGCAGTTTGCGAACCGTTATATTTTAACTCAAAAAAATAATTATTGATTTGAATCAATGTATTTTTGTGTTATGAGATTTCTAAGAAATACTGACTATTATAGGCTTATACAGCCCAATGATTTAGATGCTTTATTATTATCTGCTAATGATGCTGGATATGATGGTAACCAGTTATTGATTGATTCTGAAAATACAGCAATTGAGATAATTAAAAACGCTCTGTGTGCTCGTTTTGACTTAGATAGAATTTTTACAGATACACCGATTTATTCAAGTGGTACAACATACTACGGACAAAATAGAGTTCAATATCATGAAGCAGAATATAATAGTTCGAGTACTTACGCAGTTGGTAATCGTGTTAGTTACAATAACAACATTTACGAGTGTAATACAAACGGAACTACAGGAACATGGAACGCTGCTAAATGGAATTTTATTTGTTTAGATTATGCTTTATTCTATGCAAATATTCCAAACTCAGAATTTCAATCGTTTACTAATTATTTAGCAGGAACTACAGTTTGGTTTAGTGATAACTACACTTACACAGCTTTAAGAAATACAAATGGGCAGTCTTTAAATAATGCTGTTTTTAGTGAATACGGAGCGGATAAAACAGTTCCTTATGATGGTGGAACATCACAACAATTGCAAGATGTTTCAAATACTGTTTATTGGAGAAAAAACTCTATTTATTCATTTAGTAACACATTACCTACAGATGGCACGAAATGGATGCAAGGCGATAATAGAAGTCAATTAATAGTTGAGAAAGTAATTGATATTGCTTTATTTAATCTATTTACTTCTATAAGCCCTCGAAATATTCCAGAGGTTAGGCTTATTCGTTACGATGGAAATGATAGAAATCAAAATGGCGGTGCTATGGGTTGGTTAAAAAAGGTAGCACTTGGAGAGATTCCTGCTTTGCTTCCTCAAAAATATCCTGTGCAGGGTATTCCTTTTGTATTTGGAACTGGCGCACCTAAACAACAAAATACTTACTAATGGCAAAGAAAGAAATAGGTTTTAATAAACAAAGACCACAAGACGCTAATATTTACAACACAATACCTTTAGAAACGCAGCTATTTCGTATTCGTCAAGATATTGGTAAGCTTAGACTTGGTTTACTTGCTGCTGAAAATATACAACGCCCTCAACGTTACCAATTATTGCAAACTTATAAAGATGCAATGCTTGATGCTCATTTATCGGCTTGTATTGAGAACAGGATAAACATGACAGTAAGCCGTGAACATCAAATACTAAACCAAGATGGAACTGTTAATGAAGAATATACTAAACTATTAAACACAAAATGGTTTTATGATTTTGCTCGTTATGTTTTAGAAACACCATACTACGGATATTCAGTTATTCAATTTGGTGATATTACTGCAAATGGTTTTGCTTCATCTACTTTAATACCACGCCAATATGTTAAACCTGAGTTTCATTTAGTTACCGAAACATACTCAGGATTTAATGGTAACGATTGGAGAGATGAGCCTTTTAAATGGTGGTGTGTTGGTGTTGGTGATGAAAAAGACTTAGGTATTTTAAAACAAGCGTCTATTTACGCTATTTATAAGAAAAATGCTTTAGGGGCTTGGGCTGAATTTTGTGAGGTTTTCGGTGTTCCTATCAGAACAGGTAAAACGGATATAACAGATCCTTTGAGCCGTCAAAACATGGAAAACTTCTTAAAAAACATGGGTACTTCATCTTATGCCGTGTTAGATAAGAATGATTTGATTGAAGTAATCAACAATAATAGAAGTGATGCTTTTCAAGTATTCGACCAAATGATTAACCGATGTAATACTGAGATAAGCAAACTTATTTTAGGTGCTACCGGGATAATGGATGAGAAAGCACACGTTGGAGCTGCTGAAGCACATATGAAAGTAGCTGACAGATACATTGAGCGTGACGAGCATATGCTTGAGAATGCTACTAACAATCAGTTGTTTCCAATTTTACGCTATCATGGTATTATTCCTGAAGGATTAACTTACAAGATTAGCGATGTTGAGGATATTGATTTAATGGAAAAAGCTAAAAACATTGATATTCCATTAATTAACTCAGGTAAATATGAATTAAGTCCTGAATACATAGAAGCTACTTATGGAACGCCAGTTAAATTAATTGCACAACCGAGTTTAACAGATAACCAGAAAACAATTAAGAATGAGCTCGATTTCTTATATCCATAAATGCGAGGTTTGTAATGCTGCTAATAAAAAAGCACCAAAACAATTCTTTAATCAATATGAATTAGAGATGTTTTTGCATTCTATTTATTTAGGCGACTTCAATAAAAGTAAACTTCCTACAACAATTTATTTAAAAATAGCCAAAGAATTAGAGCAGGCTTTAAATGACGGGTTTGGTATTGCTAATAATGAAAATCAGATTGTAAAAGTTAGTAAGATGCGTAGAAACGTTTACTATTTCGCTGCTGCTAAGACTTATATAATGGTTAGTGAAATTGAGCCTAAAAAAGAAAACAAAACATACTCTGAATTTAAACAAGAAGCTAGTCCGATAGTTGCTGATTTTCTTGGAGCTTATTTATCTGCTGAATTAGACCACTCTTTAATGGTTGGCAAGGCTGCTAAAAAGTGGGTTAAGTTAGTTGATAGAAAAAGCCCTGCATATTTGGAATATGTGACGATGAAAGATAGCCATGTAAGACCTGCACACGTTTATTTAGATGGAATTATAAGAAAACAAGATGATAACTTTTGGAATACGTTTACACCTCCTAATGGTTGGAATTGTCGCTGCAAAATAAAATCATATCCAAGAGGTGAAAACACAAGTTTAAGAGATTTTGACATGGAGGAAGCTTATAAAAATGTGCCTGTAATGTTTAGAATGAATTTTGGAAAAGAGGGCATTGTATTTCCACACGACCATCCATATTTTAAAAACGCTCCGAGAAAGGAAGCTAAAAAGAATTTTAAACTACCACTACCCTACAATGGCAAATAAATTTAAAATACCAGAATTAATGACTGCCGTTGATTTTGCAATCAAAGATACTCTTGCAATTATAGCTAGGGATAGTGTTTTGCATTTTCAAAAATCTTTTGCAAACGAAGGATTTACAGATGATTCTTTTGTAAAATGGCAAAAAAGAAAAAATTACTCAAGGAGAGGAAAAGCAAATGGAGGTGTTCGTAGTGTTGGTAAATACAGAAAAATATTAACAAAAACAGGAGCATTAAGAAGAAGTATAAAAATAACATCATTTAGTGCAACAAGTCAAACTATTTCATCAAATCTACCTTATTCTGATATACATAATAATGGAGGTGTAATAAACAAAGAGTTTAACCGTAAAATTTTATCGTTTGATTCTAGGGGAAAATTTGCTAAAACTAAAACAAGACAACAGCGAAATGAAATAAGCCATCAGCAACAAGTAACCGTCAGAGAGCATTACATTAGAATGCCTAAACGTCAATTTATGGGTAATAGCCGAAGTTTAGAAAAAAGAAGCAAGGCAAAGTTTATTGCAAAAATTAACACCGCTTTAAAGAATTTATAATGACACCAGAAATCTACACAGCAATAAAAACACGTTTGGCAGCTATTTTAGGTAGTGATAATAAACCTTTGTTCAA